GTCTTCAACATACTTCTCTACTAATTGAGATTTAGGCACCCCAAAATAATTTGCCATCATCTCTATTTTATCAATTCTTGGGTATGTATTACCTTTAACCCAATCTGTAAAAGTCGTGTATTTAAAACCTAAATCTGCACAAATTTTATTGCGGTCTATTCCTCGACTATCCATTAAGCGTTGGATATTTTCAGCCATAATGGCCTTATTACCTAAATCACTCATGTTAAAATCCTCTCAAATTAATATCTTTAATATACCTATATATTACGATAAGTCCGTAAAAAAATCAATAATTTACGGAAATTTTACAATAATTTATGTTTAATTTATGGACATTACGGTTTATCCGTACTACAATGATAACTGTAAACAGGAACTACACATCAGAAAGGAGGTAGCCCATGAAGTACACGTTGAAGATGTTAAGGGCATCGAGAAATTGGTCCCAGGTAACCGCGGCAATGCACGTTGGTGTATCGGTTGATACCTGGGGAAACTGGGAGCGCAAGCGATCATTCCCGGATGTGCCACATATTAAGAAGATTCAAGAGGTGTTCAATGTGGCATATGATGACATTATTTTTTTATAGCAAATTACGGTTAAACCGTTACGGAATTTTAACTGTATATAGGAGGCAACTATGAATACTGAAAAAGATGAATATACCATCGAAAACCTTACTGTCCAAGTAACACCCAAAACCTCTAAGATTGACCTCTGGTTCAATCGAATCCTTGGACTGCTGACCTTTGTAACGCTAGTCGTTGCCATCATCTACTTTGTCACTGTGTTGGTGTTGCTATGAACCCAACAATTACGGTAGCGCAAATGGCTAGCGTGTTGGGACTAACCCTTACAGCGGTTAGAGAGGGCATCGCTAACAACCATTACAAGGCCTTCGCCTACTGCTACGGCAAAGGCAAGAAACGAACCTTCGTCATTGACCGGTTCGGATTTGAAACATACCTGGCTCGAACAGGGAGAAGTGAAGAGTACATCAAGGAGGCATTTAATCATGCATGCATTTCTTAAATTAGTAGCCGGATTAATCCTCATGGGCTCCGTTGGTAGCCTCGAGATTGACCGCATAGGCTTTACTCAGTATTTCGTCCAATGCGCCTTGGGGGTGTCCCTATGGATTGTGGCCGAGCAAGGCCAAACAATCAGACGGCTCAAAAGGAGACAACGATGAGACGGAAACCAATCATCCCTATGATGCGGTTGAAGTCAAGTTTCGACCTGAAGAGGCTGATTTATGACAACACGCCATATGGGCTATGTAGTTTTGGCGAAGTCATCGGAATCAGTTCCACGACATTGGTTAAGATATCACAGCACTTACCGGTGCGGATATGCACAGCCAGGTTAGTCGCTAAAGGACTTGGCCAACGAATAGACTTCTTATTCGACCAGTGTTCGATTCAGCAAAAGACCTGGGGCAATAGGTTCGGCTATCGGCTAAAACCTGATGTGTTCCGTAAGGTGTTAGCTGATAAGCACTTATCCATTCAAGACGTCGCTGAGATGTGCGGGATGCACTACGCAACCTTGTACAGCCATCTCAAAGGCACCAATAAGTCGATGTCCTTTAGGAAGGCAGTTATCTTGGCGGATAAGTTAAGTATCGATATCGGGTTATTATTTGAATTTAGCCAGTATTAAGTGAGGCAATCCTCACATGGGCAATGATGGCCAATTGGTACGGAGCCCAACGGTAGTATATTTTGCAATTTAGCAGAAAGGAGGTTCCTATGCAGAACCCTACAAAGAACAACGTACGGACCTTTGTCAGAAGTCTGTACAACGCTCGGCTCTTGGAACAAACAGAAGCGGAAAGCGTAGCGCTCGAATCACACTACATTAGCCTTAAAGCTAATGGGCGTATGGCAGCTGCTGAAGCGTTCCACAAAGTCATTAACGGCTTACACGAAGCACGGAAAGGCGCACAAGGTTTGGAAGAACTTGGCTATGGCACACTAGCTAATAAGTTAGTACCTGATGCGGATAACTTCATCAAACGTATGTGCAAACCGCTCCACGAATGGTGGTATGACAATCTTGATGTTAACTCCGAGAAGGGCCAAAAGTGGCATGCAGTTCTTGAAGTGGCCAAGCCTTACGAAATTGAGATTCGTAAGTTAAAGTCAGCACGTAATGCATTGAATAGCATTATTGATCGTTCCGCTTCAGGCAAGCAAGCCGTAGCCGAACTTAAGAAATTTGGATTCGACTATGACACCTGGGCACATGCACAAGTTGATATCGGCGGTCCTTCTGACTTCGATATTCTTAAACGCCCAAAAGAAAATGACCGCATCAGTACTGGAACTACTGACACGGCCACATCAAAATAATTTGACACTTATATTATACGAGGTATTTCAACTATGAACAAGAAAGTAATTGTATCCACGCTCGCAATCTCCGCACTAGCGGTTAATGTATTCGCACAAGGTAGTAACTTAGGCCCTAATGGCACCGCTAATGGTGATGCAAGCCTTATTATTGGCACTAATAATACAACCACTACAAACGCTACATCCGCCTTCATCGCGGGCACTCAAAATACAGTATCTGCTCCGAACGGCATCGCCTTTGGTACTAACAATTCTGTAACTGGCGAAAACGGCTTTGCCGGTGGCAACGACGCCAAGGCATCCGGCCGTAACTCCTTCGCCTTTGGCAGTCATGCTGAAAGCTTGGTGGAGTACACCATCGCTATCGGTAACCAGGCTAGAACGGCGTCCTATGATAGCGTCGCTATCGGGAATGGCGCGTTCGTATCAGGCGAAAGCTCCGTGGCCTTTGGCCGTTCTAACAATGTGACTGGAGAAAACTCCGTCGCGGTTGGCGCTAACAATGGCACAGTAGCAGGTGGCCAGTCCGCCGTAGTAGGCTACAACAACAAAATCGGTTCCCAAAAGGAACAGTTAGTATTTGGTTCAAACTCAGAGGCAAATGGACAAGGCGCGTTGGTGTTCGGCACACACGCCAAGGCCTTAGCCACTGATGCAGTAGCTTTCGGGAACAACACAATTGCTGACAAACCGAATGCGGTGGCCATCGGCACCAACGCGGTGACCGATGATGCGGTCGGCGTTGATGGTGTAGACCTTAACGGCACTCGTCACATCTTCGCCGGCGAACAACCTGGCGCAGTCGTATCCTTCGGTTCCAAAGCTCGCACAGGTGCAGGTGGCGTTGCTCAGTATAACAGACAGTTGCAGAATGTGAGCGCAGGGCGCGTTGAGGCTGACAGCTTGGACGCCGTGAACGGCTCCCAGTTATACGCTGCGTACGATGAAATAAACAATATCGGCGCAAAGGTGCGTACTAATACGGCTGATATCAGCACACTTCAAGGCACCTCTGCTAATCACGAAACGCGTATCACGAATTTGGAAAACCTCCAATACAACATGGCCGGTGAAATTAACACTCGTATCAATACTACAAACCAACGCATTAACAAGTTGGGGGCATCTAGTGCTGCGTTAAGTGGCTTGCATCCACTCGACTTTAATCGTAATGATAAAGCCTCTTTTGCGATTAGCTATGGGCATTACCGCAATGCTAACGCAGTAGCATTGGGAGCATTCTATCGCCCTAATGAACGTGTAATGATTGGTGCTGGTATGACATTGGGCGCTGAAAATCAGTACACCATTAATCTTGCCTTTAAGACCGGTAAAGGCTCTGATTACATCGCTGAGGCTAAGGATGCACAGAGCCGTATCAGCAAGCTGGAACGCTTAGTGGATGAGTTAACGCAAGAAGTTGCTGCTCAACGTCGTATTTAGGAGGTCACTATGAATAAACCTAAAACTCACACACTATCAATCAATATGGATTTGAGCGAAGACTACAGCTCCTGCCGTTGTGCATGTAAAACTACAGTAACTGACCAGAAGGTACTTGGCGCACTTCTTGCTAGTGCAGTAGTAGCTATCGCTCACGACTATAGCCGAGACCCGCACGCGTTTGCAAAGGCAGTAACCAGTACGGTTATGGAAGTTATTGATAAACCGGGATTTACAAAACCCAAAGAACAATTATCTTAGGGGTGATGCAAATGGCCCGAAAGAATAGAAGAAAACGGATTGTGAAAGATACTGCAATAGAGTCGTTGATTTCACCTAAAACGAATAAAACCGCTCCGCCTAGTCCGTGGGAGGTATCGAAATCTCTAAGGGAACAATCTAAACGTGAAAAGATTGTTACGGAGCGACTTAATAAAATGGATACCTATGTGACTAGAGCTTGCCAAGTCGTATTCATCATCATAGGTGTTTGTGTTCTCCTACTGCTACACTTTCACGGCATTATTTAGATATTAACTAGAAAGGATGTTCCTTATGAGCAGAATTAC